GCACCAGTAGATTGCCTGCTTGATCCATAATGCGCCAGACATCTGCAATGAAGGCAGCATCTACCTTGTCGGTGTCGGACGCAAGAGGATAGTCTCGGTTTCCATATTGATCTCTAGGATCTGGAAGCCCATATGCTGCAAAATCTGTACCATCTGTGACCATTCGTCTCTACTCACCCTTCTCACCTACTAGCAAAGCACGTGTGGCATCTGCCCCGTGTACTAAGTAGTAGTCGTTGATGTCCATACCTGGTGGTAGTGTAACAATAGTTGAGTTCATTACCTCGTTAGCGACGCGCTTGGCAAACTCAGCTCCAGGATTGGAACCATCTTCTTTGACATCGTTGTCTCCGACTATGTAGATAGTGTCATAGCCACCAAATAGTTTTGGAAAGTGTGGCTTCCAGCTAGCAACGCCAGGTACACCCACTGCTGGGATGCCAAGCATCCCGCTAGTAATGACTGCATCTAACTCGCCTTCACATACGACAATGTATGGTGACTGCAAGGTGATGTCGCATACGTTATACAGGTGTGCCTTCTGCCCAGTAGGTGAACCATACTTAGGCTTGCCATCATCTAGTCTGCGGAACTTAAAGCCAACGCAACTTCCAGTTGCAGTGATGTAAGGAATGGAGATCCATCCTTCATACATCTCGTGCCCGTTGCTAGGATCTGTAACAGTACCCAGCATAAAGCGTGAGGCTACCTCTTCAGATATCCCACGTTCTTCTAGGACGGCGAGTGCCTCCGGACTTACCGCTTGTGCGTATCTGTGCGCCGCTTCCAGTAGCAATTTCGATTGCACGTTTGAGGCCATCCTTAAACTCCAAGTTCTCTAGTATGCAGACCAAGTTAGCTGCATTGCCACCTTTACCGCAGGTCTGACAAAAGTAAAGGTTCTTATCTGTATTCATAGAGGCAGACCTACGCGAGTCAGCGTGCATCACACACCGTACTGCTACCTCTCGACCCTCTCGTACCTCGCCACCGAAGTAGCTAACGATAGGTGCTATTGGGATTGAGTTTGCTTCATCAGATCTTGACTTGCCTTTGTGTGACCTGGTCCAGTCTTGTGTTGACATACGCACCCCTTGAAGTCGCACTTGCTATGCCACGCAGTGGCACGCTTGAAATGGTTAGCTCTGTTCTCTGAGCCTGCTCTAAGACAGTTCTGGCAAATCATCTTCTACCTCTTCGACAACCTCTTCAACTGTCTCTTCAACAACTGGCTCTGCTGGTGTTAGCCAAGTCTCTGTACTTGTAATTTCTCCACCTGGTACTGGCATTACTGTTTCTCCTTTAACCATTGAGTTAAGTCTTGGATTACCCAAGCCTGATCTATTGATGCGTTGCGACGCTTAACTACAACATAAGAAAGAGGCACTTGCCCCAACCCTCTAGCCTTTGCGTAGTTAAGCGCCTCAACTTGTGCTTCTCTCCAGAACTCTGGCAGGGAAAGAGTCTGCCTATTCTTTAGCTCTAGGATATAGGTTTCTCCAGATATGATAACAACCATATCTCCCTCATCCTTTGCCCCAGCTTTTGTCAGACGCTCTGCCATAACTCCAGCACCACGGAGCCACTTCATAACATCTGTCTCGAACTGAGAACCCTTGCGTCCGTTCTTATTCGCCATCTAGTTTTACCTGGTTGACTTTGAAGACTTGGACTCCGTCTTCTTCTTCGACTCTGACTATGTTTGCTTGGATCAGTAGTGATGCAAAAGCAGCAAAGTCCTTCTCTAATTTATTGATGCGGTTCTTTACATACTGCATCTCTGTATTTGATTTAGACATTGTAACTCCCTTGGTAATTACTCATTGCATCTCTCCTTAGCATCCAGCCAAACTCATCTTCGTCCCCAATCTGGCACGCTGCATAGTTTACTAGCAACGTTGCATAGTTGGAAGCATCAGCTGTGTGTGGACCAAATCTATTCTTAACCGCAGCAACTGACAGGATTGCCTGTGCTGGGTCATAGCCTAGAGTTAAGATCAACGCTGGCAACTGACTGACCTTGCCGTGAATAGCACGTCTGGCAGGTGGCTTAGTTGGTGAGCCGTACTCTGATTGCTCAGAGACGTGGTGCAACACCATTACACAAGCCTCAGTCTTACGTGCCATATCGTGCAGCTCCATCATAATTGCTCGCAGTCCTGCCCATTCATTGTCAGTCTCTGCTGCAACATTCATCAGGTTATCAATGACGATTAGTTCCGGCGCAATTCCGTAGAGTTCTACATATGCTCTAATCTCCATCTCGATATCATCTAGTGATGGTGATGAGTCAAAGACCCATTTGATGTGACCAAACTTCTGAAAGTGATGGTCGTAGTAATGGCTATTGCTAGCCAAGTTTGCCTCAACAGTTACCTGTGAGTGACCAGATGTGTGAGCAGCAGCTCGCATCATCACGGTAGTTGTGTCAGTATCGGCTGAGAAGAATAACGTTGGCACCTGCGCCTTGATTGCATAGATCAATGCGAACATTGACTTACCAGCATTAGGTGCAGCAGCAACCATACAGACCTGTCCCCTACGGAACTTGATCTCTTTGTTCTTGAGTCCTACCCATACATCTGGAAGCGGTGTTGCTTTGGTAAGCACACCACTCCAAGCACGGGATAAGTCAAGCAACGTCTTCCTCCTGATGAATCTTGATACCACGATCACGTCGTATCTGTTGTCGCGCTCTAGGTGTTAGACCGCCCCAGATACCGTGAGCCTCATTTGCAATACCCCACTCCCTGCATTCTCTGCGGTGAGGACATCCACCACAGATGCTCTTGGCAAAAGCCGCATCGTGGCTAGATGAGAAGGGTGTTTCATTATCTGGAAACCAGAAGTCTCCACCGATTGTTGCACAACTAGGAGCTTCGTAAAACCTCGGCTCCCGCATTTGTTATCGAACCCAGATGGTGTCGCACTTATCTGGTGCACCCTTTGGAGCTGCACACATATAGCCTGACCACGGACCCTTTTGTCCTACGCCTGAACGTAGTGACATCACACCGTGCTTACAGGTGTGACCACCTGCCTGTGCAGGTGCTGCTGCTGCAACTGGTGTTGCGTTAAATGCTTGTGCTACTGATGCAACTGTTGGTGCTGGTTGTCCACCTGTGAACTCTGCACCTGTTGACTTAATCAAAGCAGACACCATTGATAGATCTGTTAGACCTGTCTCTAGTTCCTGCACATTTGCTGCATAAAGATTGATAAGAGTACCGTCATTCAACTTGTAGTTGATCTGAAACTTTGTACCTTCTGTTGCCATTTACTTACCTCCACTTTGCTTTATAGATAGTCGCTGACTTTCAGCTCCTACCTTCTTAGGGACAAACCCTAATAGTTTTTCTACCTCTGTACTGTCAACGGATTCACGTCCCTTAACAGTTGTCCAACTGACTTCGATACCACTTGCAGTAGTACCTAGCAATCCTTCAAATGATGTCTTCAAAGAATCCTGTTGCTTCTCAAGTTCCTTGATCTGCTCTGCTAACTGTAAGTACAACAGTGCATTCTTGTCAACATCTGCGTCAGCAATGATTACTTCACTGACTGACGTACGTTCTTTTTTTAGACCAACGCATCCCATCTCACCTGATGCGTCGTAGAACTTGCAATAGAACTGGCAGTAACTTGCATCCTTCTCAGGTGCTGGCGCTTCCTTTGCTTCCTTAACAGCCGCTAGCCAACCGAGTGCCTCTAGTGCAATGGACTCATCGTAGTCTTCGGTATGCACCTTGACATCGCGTTCGTCCCCGTCCCTGGCAATTGCTACCAGTGACACTCGGTTGACCGCATAGCCGTTCTTAGCTAGGAGGTAGCCGTATAGCTGTACCTGCCACCGCTGTTGCGTTGATGGAAAGTAAGAAAGGTTCCGGACCTTGCTTGTCTTCCAATCAATCACATCACCAGTACCTGGTACGAAACAGTCAACGTGTGCTTTCATTCCGTTGTATTCAACTTCGGTTTCAATCAGCACATCTGGATTATCTGCTAACGCCTTCTCAATTTCAGCGTGGATAGCAGTACCCATAATTGCAGCAAGTTTTAATTCGTTGTCATTAGTTTCAGGTTGATCGTTCAGGCGATACCACACCTTACGACGGCAACCGCCTACCTCAGATGGACCAATCTGTACCTGAGTAGAACGTGAACGACCTGCATCCTTTGCACGTAGTGCAGTAAGTAGCAGTTCCTTTGGGTCAGTTACTGCCATTGCAACTCCTTCTCAAAGCTCCGTCAATAATTCTTTCAAGAACACCAACTTGCGCTGCATACTTATCGCATTGCTTTTCAGATCGCTCGTACTTTTCTTTCCAGTACTGAACCTGACCTTCCAATGACTCAGGCATTCTGTCATTGAGCATACCGTTAATAAGATTATTGTAGGCATTGCCGACTAATGACGGAAAGCCATACTGTTGCGTCTTGATAGTTAGATAATCTTCTTTAGGTGCTGCCTTCTTTTTCTTTGGTGCAGCTTTCTTTTTAGTTGTCATCATTTGCCTCTTCGTGCAACTTGTATGCTAAACGACAAGCCATCCAACCCATCTGATAAAAGTAATGAGCAGCATATTCATCTGTCATTGGTATTGTCTTAAGC